AAGAGATTTGTTACCATTTTCACCAACTTGTCTCTCAACTTTCATTTTATTTTCTTCTTCAAGATTTTCTTCGTAGTTAAATCTATCCTCAGGGTTTTGGAAAAGATACGCTCCCGGAGTTGACGGTGATGACACTAAGTCAAAACAAATTAACTCAAAGTCATCTTGTACTTCATTTTGTTCACCTACTTTTTTCAAAGACCCAACACCTCTTGATGAGATACCTAATGTCACACCTTGTCTTAGGTAGTTTGCTGCTAAGTCACCTTTGGTTGAACAAATCCCACTTTCGTGGAATCCCGGAGATGTAAGTAATTTAATTTTCCCCATCAATACATTTCCTTCCCACCATACTTCGGTGATAGCGTGTGATACTCTATCTAAGTCAATTAAAGACGATTCCGGGTGATTTAACTCAGAAAGAGCAATTCCCTTATTAATCATTTTTTTATAATTGTCAGCCTCTCTTTTTAAGATACGTTCCGGATATATTCTACCGTTTCTATTTGGTGTATTATATTTTTGTAAAACCGCATAGAATTCAAATGGTTTTGAATGGTCCAACATTCCTTTTGATTCTTTAATGATTTCGACATTACGACCTTCGGTAGGGTTAATATACCCTGCATCGTATTCAACTAATATACCTTTACCAACTTCAGTTGGATTTAATATTTTCAAATTCATCTTAAATGTTTTATTTATAAATATTAAACATTCTCAAATTGTGTCAATTCTTTGGTATATTTGGATTTTTTGGTTAAATAAAAATTAAAATGTTCATTGTTATTAAAGTTATCTTTAAAAATTTTTGATGTAATATCTATCAACGAGTTTTTAATTTCGTTATCTTTGAAATCTAAATTTGGTTGGATGATGTAAAAATTGATTTCTAAGTTCATAAATGATTTCTTCCCGTATTTTAGACCACTTGACCTTAAATCTAAATCAACAATATATTTTGTATCAAATATTTTTTTGTCTAATGAATCATATATGGAATGTTTTATGGCTCTGCTCAGATTGAGAACTGTCCGGCTCCAATTATCACTGTCGACAATTGGTTCCACCCAAGTTTGGATGTTTAAGTAAAGTGATTTTAATTCTACGGAGTCTACTGTACCATAGATAATCTTAGCGGTTTTGAATCCGGTAATGTTAGAGGTTTTCCCCTTTTTCATTATATTTCATAATTTCCTGTTTATTTTCAATAAAAATAGGGGAAATATTTGTGGTAGTCAAAACTTTTTTGTAGGAAGAAGATATATGTTATTATATGTTAATAGTAAAATTAGATAAAAACACGACCATTGAGAAGGCTTTGAAACTTTATAAAAGTAAAGTTATCAAAACACGACAAAGTTCTGAGTTGGTAAAAAGAAAAGAATTCAAGAAACCGTCTGTTATAAAAAGAGCGGAGATTTCCAAAGCAATCCACGTTCAAAAAAAGTTTTATTCAGATAACGATTAAAGATTTTCGTTCAACCCTTTTAACTTAAAATAAGATAATTTGTCAAACTTCTCAGAAAGTACCTTAGATAAGGTCTCATCAATTCTGCTCTTTACTGAGTTATCATCTGACGATTCTTTCATATTGTTTAATTTCTCAACAACATTCTCTTTTAGAGTATTATATTTTTCAGTCAAAGTAGAATCATCTTCAGACAATAGATTGATAAGTTCTTTTTTATCAGACTCATTTAATCCATCAATGTAGTTTTTAATAGTTTTGTTTGCAACACTTACCATAGTACTTAACGGTAATTCAATACTTTTAGTTGTGGTTGTTGTAATTGGTAACTTTCTAAGTGTTTCAGAAATAAGTTTTTTACTTTTAATTCTTGATTCGATAGTTAAAACGTCGCTAGTGAATAAATCATCAATTTTAGAATAAGAATTTTCCACGGTAGAATTTTTAACCCACTCGTTTAATTCTTTAAGTTCAGATTTAGTTATTTTTGAAATTGATTTTTCATATAACTTAACAGACTCATTAATGAATTCGTTTACATACGATTCATTTAATCCTTTTGGTGAACTTAACTCATCATAAAGATAAAATATTTTTGCAACATTTTTATTCTCAATAACAAGTTTTTTGAATGTTTTTAATTCATCCTTGAATGTGTTGTTTTTGTATGATTCCAATAACACATTTTCTATTTTTGATTTTAATATACCGAATTTCATAATTTGTTTTTTAATATAAATATCAATCTTTTAGAAGTTTTCCTAGTTGTATCTCAATTTCCCCTAAAGAATTTTTTCCTTTGGATAAATCAATGTATGATTCTTCCTCAATCATTGACCCTCTTTCGACTAATATTTTTAAGTTATCTCTTTGGAATGATTCGGGTACTGTTTCTTCTTCAGGTGCCGGTGCTCCGGCTGCCGGTACCTCTTCAGGTGCTCCACCCGGTTCAGGTGCTCCACCTAATTCAGGTCCTCCACCAGGTTCTCCACCCAATTCAGGTCCACCACCGAAGTCTCCACCACCACCTAAGCTAGAGAAACTTCCTCCACCTCCTCCACCACCATCAGCGGGTGCAGGGGCTCCTGCTGTTGTTCCGGATGCAGGATTTCCGTATAATTTGTCAATATTATCAAAAATACCTGTATGAGTAATAATTGTTGCGGTATTAGTTAATTCAGCACCAACGGCTTTCTCAATTCTTTGTTGTTGTAAATCTAATTTAATTTCCTCATCAGAGAATCCTAATACGTGTTTCTTAGCCCACGATACTGATACCGGAGCGATACCCTCAATTGCGGTAACTGCGTCTTTGTATAATAATATTTTTTCTTTCCAAAGGTCAACTTTTAATAAGTCGGCTTGAGAAGATGGATTTGTAAGTCCTAATGTAAAGTTTGATAATTCATCTTCAAACCCTAATAAGAATAAATGGATGATTGCTATTTTATTTAATTCGGCAACCATACATTTCTGTATTCTGTTAATTGTTCTTGCAAAACGAATATCCATTAATGATAAGTTTTTACCATCACCGGTTGTTTCTTCAAACCCTAAAAACGCTTTAGGGACACGAAGAGCGGTTAATAATTTCTTTTGGATATATTCGATATCGGCAATCTCAGCTAAGTTCTGAGCTCCCGGTAATGTATCAATTGGAGATGCTGCCGCAGGGTCACGAACCGGAATGAAGTAATCTTGGTCAACCGCCATTTGATTAAATCTCATATCCACGTTACCTGTTTTACCATCAACAACTTGGTCTCTTTTGAATTTGTTTGCAACACGTTGTACGTACGCTTCAACATCTTTGTCATCCATATTACCAACGAATACTTTGAATACACGTCTTTCAGGTGCTCTTGAAGTTCTATAAATCAACATCGCATCCTCAGATAATAATAACTGTTTCCAAATACGTCTTGCTTTTTCTAACATAGAAGTTCCATAAGGAAGTTTTCTATCATCACCTAATAAACGGAAATGAGCAATCTCCCAAGAGTTGAACTCCATATCTTTAACTTTCCATTTGAAACGTAAACCTTTATTTTCAATTGGTTCTTCAAGGTTTGCAGATTTTGCTGCCATACCTCGTTCTAAACGTTCAATCTCAATGTTTGGTAATTGCATACAACCAATAATACCTTTTTCAGCATCTAATTTTAGATATACAAAGTTATCACCATATTTACAAGTATTTCTTGTCCACATAGGTAAGTTTGTGTTAACATCTAAAACGTTGTTAAACAAATCGGCTAATATACCTTTAACTCTTTTTGATTCAGAATAAATCTGTAACATAAAACCATTTTGGTCTACTGTTGTTGATTCTTCACCGTAAATGTCTAACGCAGCCGATATCTCCGGAGTATATTCCATAGATTCATAATCATAGAATGAGGCTAAACGAGTTGGTTCATAATAAACCGCTTGAGTATATAAATTACTTTCAATTTTAGTCCATTGGTTGGCTAAGTAGTAAGTTTGTTGTGCTTGTAATTTTTCTCTTTCGTATTCTGCTTGAGAAGTTGTTTTTAACAACTCCTGCTTATCTAATTTGTAGACAGGATAATCTTGACCTAATTGAGCGTTAGGACCAAAGGCACTCGATAAACGTTGCCATACTGTCATATTATTATTCTGATTATTTTCCATATTAAAAATCTAAATCTTTTTATCCTTTAATAAATACTTTATATTTGACCACCATCTAAGATATTCCAATTATTTGTTAGATTAGTTAAGATACCTCTACCCGGAAGACCGGTCGATGTATAAGTAATTCCACCAAAATTAATTTGTACGTTTGGGTTAACAGTTAATGCTGACCAAGTATTATATATTTGGTCTAATCCTAATGGATAATCGGCGGTAGTTTTACCCGCCATAAAATATGGTGCTATAAGTAAATTACCAACATTCCAGTCATCAATTGGTTGTTCAAACGCAATTGCATTTCTAAACATACCTGTGGCGTTTTGTAAATTACTAACATCCCAATCATTAATACCTGAATCACCACCATTATTAAAACTTGATGCGTTATAGAACATATTTGTAGCATTTACAACTTGACCCATATTCCAATCACTAAGATTACCATCGAAATTAGTTGCTCCCCAAAACATTAAATTAGTTGCTTGAATTAAGGAAGTATCCCATAAATTAATATTATTAATCGTTGTTAATGATGTACAATTTCTAAACGTATTTCCTAAAGTAGTTACCCCATTCAAATTAAGAACATCACTTACTGTTGATAAATCTAAATTAGTACAACTTTGGAATGCACCTCCATTATTATTAAGTTGTAATACACCCCATCGATTAACACTAATAATATTATCTTTAGATAATGAACTAGTTGCGAATGACCATCCAATTATCACACCTGAAATTGTAACAGTATATTCCCCATCAAAGTCATACATATGAGATTTTTCAACTTGATTCCAAGATGTTATAATATCATTGTTTCCATCACCCCAATCAACAAAGAATGAATATGTACCATTATTGACTAATGGTAACGATATTGATTCGAAATCATTTGTTGTTACCCACACACTTTCAAATGTTGATTGATTTGTTGGTGTTACAGTTGGTGTTACAGTATTTGTTGGAGTTGGACTTGGTGTTTGACACGGATTATTTGCATTATTACACGTAGTACAATCAACATATGCTGATGAGAAAGTTAAATTAGTATCTTTAGTAGATTCTCTTCCAATAACATAACAATATCCGTTAGTTGCCAAAACAACATTACCTATACCATATAATGATGGTATATCCATTATCGCTACCGGTAAATCTTCACAACAAGGTTGAATAGTCCATCTAAGATAATTTGTCGTAGATGTTGGTGTTACGGTCATTGTAGGTGTTGGGGTTGGTGTTATATTAGTACCACAATCAGAATCAACATTACATCCTGTTGTACTAACAGTAATTGTACTATCTATTGTTGGAAAATATTGAGGAACATCTTCAAAGAAATAATATAAACTTAAACTGTTTATCTTATTACTTTTAACACAGAAATGATAAGTTCCCGGAGAAGTAAAACTATAAGCAATTTCACTACCATCACAATTACTTTCTTTACCTGATGCTAAAATTACCGTATTATTGGAACCCTCAAAAGTATCATTTTTAACCGCATTATCTATGTCTGTTTGACTAATAACCACTTCAACACATAGACAAGATGGGGTTGTTTTGGTTGGTGTAACAGTATGAGTTGGAGTAACTGTTGGAGTAACTGTTTTAGTTACCGTAGGAGTTACAGTGATTGTCGGTGTTGGTGTTGGTGTAGTTGTTCTTGTTGGTATCGGTGTTCTAGTTACCGTAACCGTAGGCGTTGGTGTTTTGGTTGGTGTTCTTGTCGGTATAGGTGTTCTAGTAACACTCGGTGTAGGGGTTTGCGTTTTAGTAGGTGTTACAGTATTTGTTGGTGTTGGAGTTGGTGTGAAAGGTACGCACCAATTATTACAGACCGTTTGACTTATAATTGTAAATTCAGCTCCACTACCACCTATACTACCTTTTACACAAGGTGATTGTTGAACTTCATCACCTGCACCATATATATCACATATTAAGTCACCATCACAAGTTTCATAACAAATATAACCCGGTGATTGCACCGTAAATGAATAAACATAACAATTACAGTTAATACTCGTTGGAGTAACTGTTGGAGTGACTGTTGGAGTAACCGTTTTTGTTGGTGTATTTGTTGGCGTTTGAGTAGGTGTTTTTGTTGGGGTTTTTGTTGGCGTTGGTGTAATAAATCTTAATTCACAAGTAATATCTTCACTTGGAATGTAAATACTATATTTACCATAAAAATCGTCAGTATAATATTCATAAGGCAACAAAACTGTCCCCAAATTAATTGACCCACCCGCTGATGGGTAGAACGTTATTTGGGCCATTTGACCGTCGTAGTTTTCAGTTGTTATTAGAATATATGTTGACATATTGAAATTATAAATATTTTTTTATTATTTTGTATAGATTAAACACACACTAAAAATCCTGTACTTTCAATTACTCCAAAGCTATTAACTATAGCACTGTAACTAAATGTAGACGATTGTATAGTAAAATGATAATATCCTCCATCACCATTGAATACTGTTGTCATTGCAGCATCTGTATATATAACATCTCCTTGATTAGGTTCTCCTGTACCACTTATCCAACAGTTAACCCCCATTGATAATGGACAAGCATCACTTCCATCAGAAATTGATGAAATAAGACCTAATTGTATACACGGTGAATTAACCGTAACTGTTCCCACACCACAAGCAAATCCTGGTTGTAAACCAACACCCCCAACTAATGCACAAGTAGTGAAAGGTTCTAATGCACTAATCGGTTGGCTTATAACTTGATTTCCATTACATTCCGCATATGATATTTCAACATTACCTAAATTAGTTGGACAGTCACCCTCAGGATTAAACGTTACACTGTAACATCCTCCTTCCGGAGGACTTGTACAAGGTGAGCCAGGGGTTATATTAACTGTTGCAGATGAACTTACTGTACCTACTTGTGCACAGAATCCAAGAGGCTCTTCAGGAGTAACTGTACCAAATCCGGAAGACCCATTACAATTAGTCCAACCAACGTTTCCACTTCCACTACTTATAGTTACTGTATAATTTAGACATTCTACTGACGGAGGTGTTGATGTTGGTGTTATAGTATTTGTTGGCGTAACCGTAGGCGTATTTGTTGTTGTAACAGTAGGTGTTACGGTTGATGTATTTGTTGGCGTAACCGTAGGCGTA